TATGAACAGACATCGTTCTAGCGACGTGATCGTTGCGCCAACACCTCGAGGACCTTTTACGGTCAAGAGGTATGACGCACCGACCTACGCTTTAATGAATACTAATACGGTTAATACCGCTGTTAGTACTATATTAAAGCGTGAAGTGGCATCCATCGACGACACTCAGGCGCCCGGAAGGGCGACTAAGGAAGTTGAGCATACAAAGGTTTCATATGAAGCCGTTGAAGGCAACAACTCAGTCGAGGAGTCTCTGACGACCTCACCACGGAAACGTTATGTTTCTACTGGACCGGGTCATCATTGGTATAGCTGGGGGACAGCAACCTATCCAAGCAAGATAGATCTTGACTTGAAAGAGGTACTGCCCCTCACTTTTGCCGTTTCAGAAGACGAGATTGTACTTAGAGCTATTGATAAGTTCAATAACGAAAACAGGGTTGATACTCTGTTGAACGTTATTGAAGCGAATCAGCTCATAGGAACCCTCGGCCTAGTAGGGAAGTTCCTTCGTGTTAAGAAGGAGCTTTCCCAAAGACATAAGTGGAGGAGCATCCGGTCTTTGATTACCGGAGGCTACCTTGCTTATTCTTTCGGGATAGCACCGCTGGTCTCGGATCTCCAGACTATTTCTCGTGAGCAAGCCAAGATGGCCCTCATGATAAACAAATATATGGAGAATTTAGGTAAACCTTATAGCGTTTACTATAAAGTCGATGGAGGCTGCCAATTGACGGCCTCCCACGGATCGAGACTTCAGAATATGTCTACCCACGCTACCTACCGCAGACGGTATGAGGTTCAACCTCAGGCCATCTGCAGGGTTCGTGGAGTGGACACAAATCGGTATGCTTCTGATGCCTTAAATAAGCTTCAGTTCATACTGAGTCGATTCGGTTCAACCGGTCCTGCCTCGTTGGGTTGGGAATTAATCCCCTTCTCATTCGTGGTAGACTGGTTTGTTGATCTATCGAGGGTCTTTAGTTTTCTTGACGGAGCCCTTACGGGTCGAGCCAAGACAATTCAAGATATCTCTCTCAGTAAGAAGGCTGTGATTTGTGTGGATGAAATATTTCACCCTAACTCGTCATGGTCCTCCGACTGGGATGGAATTCCTACGGTCTTCCATAAGGTTAGCTATTACCATCGGAAACCCATTGTGCGCCCCCCTTGGGTGGCGTTCAGTGGTAAGTTCGGAAAGAAGCAGGTCCTCCTCGCGGGGGCCCTGCTCCACCAAATAGTGGCGAACTTGTTGAATAAGCGTCGTATAGCACGCTAAAGCTATACAAAAACATATACAACTATGAGTATCGCAGCAGACCTAACCATCAGTACCCTGACGTTCGCGCAAGCGTACTCAGATGAAACCGGGAGTTATCGAAAGGAAGTTTCCCGCGGGATTAATCTCCCCACGGAACTTCGGATCGCTCACTCAAAGTACACTGACTCCAAGACAAAATTGCCTGGGACTCGGTCACTTGTTCGGTTTGATCGTACTGTAGCCGGCGCAAGCGGTGACCCTGTGGTCGTTTCCGCTTACGTGGTCGTAACGGTGCCCGAGGATACTGCTATCGTCAGTGGTGATATCACCGCTGTCGTTGGGCATATTCTCGGCCTCCTCGATAACACGGCACCGAATCTGGATAAAGTGACTGACGTTTTCGTCAATCGCCTCCAGTAATTTGGTGCTTATTCTCGGGGACACTTAAAAGTGACCCCTTCTTGTTCAATCACGGTGGTACCTACGGGACCATCTAATCAGTAACGAAATTATATAATTAAGTCATGAAAAGATCATCTACGTTGGTAACACTGATGCATATCCTAAAAACCTCGGATCTGTATTCTCCCATTGTAGGGAGGACACGGGTCTTTCAGTTTAAAGGGGTGGTGCATTACACATATGTTGGGCTCTCAGGCGAAAGCTCGAGAGTTCATGAGCGTATTCTCGCTACTTATTCTTCCAAAACTGGAAGTCTGAGTGTCGAAACATGCTCAAACACATATGTCGTGTTTGTTGAGAAGGGCTTAGTACTCCCTGTGTTGGTTGAGTCTACTATTAGACTTGTCCTTCGTATGGAGATACCTAAGCAGTTACAAGCAGATCGGGCAAGGATGGATAGGTGCTATCTTCCTTCTACCATACACAAAGCACTCCCGATTTCCCCTCGGCGTCTTCGAAAGAAGTACGACGAGTTGACAAAAGGAGTGTGGAATGCATGGAGATCCCTTATGGGACACGGAAGGTCGCAGCTGTGAGTACTCTACTACAACTAACATACCTTCGCCTGCTAGCAGATGTCTGTCGGTCACGGGCTGTCCACTTGGACACCCCCGATGTGATCACGGACAATTGGCTCCTCGTAGAGGGGCCTAAGCTGGAGAAGCAGTTGCTTAATTACCTTGAGTTAGGAGGAGAGTTTCCTCTCTTCCCAGAGTGGCTAAAACCACTTGGAGAACGGTTTCGTCTTCAAGACGACCCGTTCGATTTAAGGGCTATTAGGCAGCTTCTTTTGTTCTGCTATAAGACCGAGTACGAACCAAGTGAACATCAAATATCAGAGGCAGTACTTGCCTTCTGTGATGTTGACGATTGCTGTGGGCTTTGGGAAGAATCGGTCCCTAATTATTGGGGCCATTCCTTCCGGAGTTCCATTGTTTCGTCAGCTCGTCGGGCCATTGCTAGAGTTATCTGCAATGTTCCCTGGTCGAATATCACTCCTTTTCACGGGCCGGGCTCGGTTTTTCCGAGCATCGATCCAATGGAGAGAAGTGACTTCGACACCATCTACAGACCTATCCAGAAGTTCTTTCCCTTTGATAAGTACTTTACCCGTCTTCCGTCTTTTATGGAAGATAGGTTGGTGCTTTCTCAGGATAGACTTCAGGAAGCGGACACCATAAGGTGTAAGCTATCTGCGGTTCCTAAGGATTCCCGAGGACCACGCTTAATATGCGTGCACCCGAGAGAAGCCATTTGGATCCAACAGGGTCTTAGGAAACTACTTGAACGCGCTATTACCCGTTCTCCTCTGACTCGTCGATCTATACAGTTCGACAATCAGAAAGTTAACGGTTCTTTAGCGATGTTGGCGTCACAGTATCAGGGGTTTGTCACCCTTGATCTCCGTGAGGCTAGCGATCGGCTGAGCTGTGGCCTCGTACGTGATCTCTTTGGAGATTACGTATATGAGATCCTCAGCTGTTGCCGTGCTACCGAAGTAGTCCTACCGGACGGTCGAGTCATTCCGCTCAGAAAATGGGCTCCCATGGGGAACTGTTTGACATTCCCTGTTGAGAGTCTAATATTCTGGGCGTTAGTTCGTGCTGGCATAGCATGTGATCACGGTTTCGACTGTGGTTCCATCTATGTCTTTGGGGATGATATCATCTTTCCTTCTAAGTACTATGGGAGTGTCTTGCGGGCGCTTTCCATGTGTGGCATTGTGCCAAACATGGGTAAGACCTTCAGACACGGATTCTTTCGAGAATCCTGCGGTGTTGACGCCTATCGTGGCGTCGATGTCACACCTGTACGTATGAAGAAGGATGATTTATCCTCTTATTCAAACCTCTATTCTACCTGTGAGTTGGCTAAGCGCCTCCTCATGAGTGGTTATAGAGACTGTTCCGCGCATCTATATACTCTTGTCCGACGAGCTATGGGGAAGTTGCATCTGAGCAACAACCCCGAGACTCAGGGAATATATGAGTATGTCGATTGTGATCTGGCTCACCTCTTTCTTTTGGAGAAACTCCGGTTTAACCGGAAACTCCATCGGTGGGAGGCGCCTTATTGCCAAGTTAGAAGCCCGGTAATCCGGCCTTCACAACATGACTGGTGTCATGTGCTTGACTCCTTGAATCGTTTGGAGCTATCTCCACTCGATTATGAGGAACGCGGTACCGAATACCCGATTCCGTATCGGGAACGG